CCATCAACATAGACTCAGAAGGTGCCTGAGATCTTAAAACTACTTTCGGTCCGTCTTCAGTCAAAATAACTATATAGTCTTCAGTAGTAGTATCTGTATTAGGCATAATATCTTCTAGTAATTGTGTTTTTATCATTTCATTAGCACCAGACTCAAATCCTATTCTGCCACCATCTTTTACACCACCAAAGAAGTTAGTTAAGTAACCTGCGTACTCTTCTTTTTTTTCTTCTCTAAGTGCTTCATTATATTCTTCTTCAGTTAAATCATCATCTAAGCCCGTTTCAGCGGCTAATGCTCTGGCTTCTGCATATGATCCAGCAAAGGCTATTGCTCCCATTACTGCTGCTTTGTCAATAGAACCATCTTTATTTGTAAACATAGCCTTACCAAATTTTTTAGCTCCATCTCCAATTGTTTTAGCAATCTTACCGTAGTCTTGATTACTGACTCCATCAAATAAATTTTTTAAAAATCCAGGATCGTTTTTAGTTACTATAGATTTGTCTACTACTGTATTAACTACAGATCCACTAGGAGATAAAGATACTTCACTCATTTGTTCTGCTAAATTATTAGGTGACAAAGATACTTCACTCATTTGTTCTGCTAACACATTAGGTTTTTTTAAAGGCACGCTAGTATCTATACCTACACCTTCAACTGCTTCGACAGGTTTACCTAATTTAAATCCTGTTTGATTTCCTAATGGTGAACTAAATCCGCTTTTAAATCCCTCAAGGCCACCTCTAAAAGCTCCGCCATCTGCAGCAAAAGGATTACCTTGAAAACCTGCTCCACCTAAATATCTAGCACCTTGACCTAATCCGTAAGTCAAAGCTCCACTTTTTAATGAGTCTCCAATGCTACCTGTTTGATCAAAACTACCTAGTCCTGACATTGCTGCTGCAACTGCCGGGTTAAAAGGAGCAACAAAAGGAGCAGCTTTGACTGCTATATCTGCTACTTCATTTGGTATAATTTTTCTAACAAACTTTTTAAGTTTACTACCTAGGCCAAATTTCTCTCTAGGTGCAACTTGCATAATGCCCCCATTTGCTTGTAATTGTCTGTTCATTAAAGATCTAGATATCGCCATAGTTTAAATATATTTATATTGTTAAGCAGGCGTAGAAATCCTGTAAATAGGATACTTTATTTGATTTTTTTGCTATCGTCAACAGATTTGACAGGACGTCCTGCTTGCCATAAATCATCTCTAAATCTACCTGTGTAGGAATATTCTCCCACATGAGTAATAGGATCATCTATATAGGCATATACTTTGCCTCCTATATCTGTCCATCTTTGACAAAATCCAAAATCTTCACCAAAATATCTTTTAGTTTCAAGGTCGTGCAATGTGTCAAATAAGTTATACATGTTATCTTTTTTAACTTCTTTACCATTAATATTGGTAGGTTGATATATCTCTAGTTCTGGATGATGTTTAATTAACTTTTCAATTACTTCTCTTTTAATCAACATACAGCCCGTAGGAGCATGAGTAAGTTCCATTAATCCCTTGTCCACGGTTATTGAATTAGGGTCCTCTACTTTTACAGGAAAGGTATAACCTGCTGTAGCTAAATCTTTTTCATTTTTAATTGCATCTTCTTTTGTATTAAGTCTTCGCCATATTTTATCCCAACTTAAAAGTTTCATTGGATAGGGTAAACTAATTAAATCTTTATCAAACTCTAACATTTTAAAAATAGACTTTGGACTAAAATCAATATCAGAGTCTATAAACAATAAATGAGTGTAATTGTCCTTATGATTTAAAAACTCTGCTACACACAGATTTCTACCTTGGGTAACTAATGATGATTTTAATAAAGTAAAACTACATAAAATTCCTTCTTTCCAACAAGCTTGTTGAAATTTTAACACTGCTTGACAATAGTGCATACTAACATCACTATGACAGGGAGTGCACACCATAATTTTGTGAGGTGATGTACTTAAATTAATTTCAGTTATTTTATTTTCTACTGTGTTAGTTTTAATTGTCTGATAAGTATCATCATTGGCTGTTTCATTTTTGTCTACATTAAACCATATTGGTTCATTTGGCTTTTGCATTAAGAGCTCCTTTTAAAAATGTTGTCCACGCAGAGGCTTGCTTTGGCCAAGAGTAGTATAATTGTGTGTAGCTAGCTTGAGTAGTTAAATGACTGTGTATTTGAGGTTTATCTAAAGTTTCTGCAGCGGCAGCAATACCATATGCAAATTTTTCAGCTAAAGCTTTGTAGTTACTATCATAAGGAATATACATTGGAAACTCTGCTCCTGTTTCAAACAAGGCTCCATAATTAGTTACTATACTATATAAACCAGCAGACATTGCTTCTAATAAAGAAATACAAGATGTTTCTTCAAAGATACTAGGATAAACATACATATTATAATCTTGTAAATGCTCTCTAATGTATTCGTTCGGTTTATATCCAATATAATTTACATTAGGTAAAGATTTAGCTTGTTCATACAATGCTTTATAATTATGATCATTTTTTTCCATGAAGTCTTTGCCATATACTTCACATGAAGAATAAACATCTAATGTAATTAATGGATTTTTAACTAACTGCATTGCACCTAATAATATACTAAGTCCTCTCCAAGGTGTGTTTTGATGAATTATTTTAATAGGTTTACCTTTTTCATAATGCGGAGATTGTGTTATTTTTTCAACTCCATTTTTAATAACCACACATTTTTCAGTGGGAATGCCAAACATCATTCTAAATTTTTCATAATTCCAATGAGAATTAAAAACATACCAATCATATTTGTGATGATTATTTTTATCTTTAAACCACGGATATAAATTAGGTTGATCGTAAGAGTTTTTTTGCCAAAGTATATTAAGTTTATTAGGATCAATAGGAACTTTACCAGGTACACTAGTACAAATTTGTACTTGATCTAATAAATTTTTATCTACGTATTGATGTAAAAAACCAAGTTGTAACTCGGTTCCGCCTTTAGGGTTTTGGTTTCTTGTTTTCATTCATAACTTTCTGGAACACATCTAAACCTTTTGGTGATACCTGCACTGTCACATCTGTAACAATATTTGGTCCTTCTAATTTTTCTTTAGAAGTTTCACCTGTCTCTGTATTTCTATAAATTGTTATAGTTGTACAATCGATTTTATGTATATTATCCGTTTTCATTCTCTCTGTTTATAAGCGCATAACTAACTACTACTTCAAGTTTATTAGCTGTTTCTGCTTGCGCTTTTATAGCATCTCCTGCTTCTAAATTCAACCCTTGTTCTGTAGCGTTGACTGTGCTTGTAGCAGGTATGTCTTTTCTAAAAAATTCTACATCTGTACTAGCAGAGGAGTCTCTTAAATCACAATTAACTAATACAGCTCCCGTGCTGTTATTAGATACATACACGGATTTTATAATGGCCACAGCAGACGTAGATATAGTTAATAGAGTAGTCATAGCTGTACCATCTAATATTTTGCTAGCATTTTTGTATTGTATTGTCATGATAAAAAATAATTAAAAGTTTCTTGTTCATTTTTTAAATCTTGTTGAAAAGAAAAATTAAGTTGTTGTTTCATAGTTGTCATCGATTCAATAATCTGTCTTTGATTTTCTACATTATATTCTTGTGCAGGTTCAGGTATGTAATTAGTCAACTTTGCCATTATGCTCTATTTATTTTTCTTAAAGTTTTAGCAAATCTAGCTCTTTGACCTAACTTGCCTTTTGCTTTAGCCGCTTTATTTAATTTATCTAAAGGTATCTTTTCACCTTTTTTAATCTTTAAAGATTTTCTTAAAGCACCTGGTTTTTTAATTGCTTTTTTAATATTTAGTCTTTTTGTCATTTTATCTCCTTCCGTCTGGTTGAGCATCCATTCTAAAACTACCATAACGCCAAGTTTCACCTGCAGCATCATTTTCTATTTTTAGAGATAGTAGTCTTCCTCTCGCTCTAGTGTCGACTTTATCAGTAGTAGAAGTTATTGTAAAGGGACCAAGCGGTGAGCTTGCTTGAGCATCTGAAGGGTAGTCTGATATAAATAAAGTTACTTTAGAATTACCTACTAAAAATTTATAGTCTGGCATAAATCTTCTCATTGACATAAACAATTCTCCATCATCAATATCAAAATCTCCAGATCTTATAAAAGCATTAATTGAAGTTCTACCTGAGCTATTGACTTGATCATTTCCAACTTCATGAGCATAATATATAGATGCTCCATATAAATTGGTAATACCGAGTATATCTGGAAATACAGGTGTGTCGGTTTTATCATATTCTGTTGCGTAAGGTTTATCAAAAACTCCTTGGTCAGCGTAAGTAGTTCTAGCTAATGATGAAGTAGTCCAAACATTTTCTTGATAATTGTAAGTTACACATCTATCAATTTGTTCTGATCCTGATTTTGGATAAAACCAATTTACTTCTGTATATAAAGAATTTGGTGA